ATTTGCGTTTCCTTTGCCATACTAGAATGTGGCCCTTTGCAACCGTACGATCCCAAAAGTGGGCAGACTGTGAAGACGTGGGTTTTCCGATCGCCGAATTGCCAGTCCCTGGCGGCCGATATGGCGCAGGTGACGATGCGATAAATAGCGTCCAATTCCCTCCAGCAGTTGTCGAGTTGATTTTGGAGTATCTTGACGGAGACCGCCGTGGTTGGCGGCACGTGACACCTTTTGGCGGGTTTTTGACCGCGCATGAGGTAGCACGGGAGTACTATCTGGAGTGTATTGAATTTGAAGACTTCAGTCAGTGGCTCACCATCGATAGCGAGAACGCCCTTGCGGTAACTGGTATGACTTTCGAGGAGTATCAGCGAGTTAACGCTTTCGATAAGAGTTGGTGGTGTTTTAACCAACCGGAATTCGCTAATTTCGGTTTAGAAACCTTGCGTGAAGAGATGGAGGCTCAGGTCGTGAGCCACCATGAAGGACTTGACACGCTCGGAATCTTTCGCACTGCTCCCAAGTGGAGCGAGGTTGAAGACATGCTTGCTCGTGTTGGTAGAGATAGGTTCCGAGCAGCACGGGACCGTTTCAGCTTCATCGACCGGCTTTTTCAGGACGTGTTTAATAGACGCGCTCTGATTTTCGCCTTGAAAGCTGATCTCTGCCTGCGTATTATACAAGGTGGAATTACGATGGCAGATGCACAGAATGTGAGCCACGAGTTTTCAAGTTTTTCCAGAGATGGTCTACGTAATGAATTTCTCGTGCGACTCCTTGAGCGGCAGCTGAAGTGGATACTGACCACGGTCGGAGTAATTAGTGAGGTAGTCGTAAAAGTTGTGTCCTGCGCGGCACTGCTTAAATCCGCTCTCATTGAGTCCATAGATTGGGAACTTGTTCTCAGTCTTGTGTTGTACGCAGCACTAATGGTGGCAGTAGGTAAATTGATAGTTATGGTCTTGACTCCAGTTTATCGTACGACCAAGTTGATCGGTACGAAGGTTACGCGGTTGGTGTGCGGGTTCACCCTTGCACCCACTGAGACCCCAGTGCCGGTGAATGATCAGATTTTGATCACCGATGCTAAAGATGGATCGGTAAGCATAGCTTTGGCCAAGCCTCTCCCAATCAGAGTGGAAGAAATGGCCATGGCTGGCAGTGCGCTGTGCGCTAGTGCTTACCGACCCGTCGGAGCAATTATGGTGGTGTTTGAGAACTCCGAGCTTCGGCTCGTTGGGTGTTTCTTTCGTTATCGTAATTACATGGTGACGGCAAGGCACGTGGCAAACATGGTACATAGCGGAGTGTCGGAAGCCTACCTGGTGGGAGTTGAGAAAACCTCACGAGGGACGGTACTTCTTAAGACCTCTAAACCGTATCACGTGGACCGTGAATTGTTCGATCTCGACCAGAATGAGTTCACTTGTGAATCCCTAGACGTCTTCGCGCGGAAGTTGGGAACTTCAGCGTGGGGGGCCGTCGGGTTGCAGCAAGTCTCCACCAAGAAACCGAGCGCGCACAGACTGAATGTCAACAGTTGTGGGTTCGTTAACGGGGTGTTGCAGACGGGCTGTGGAACCACGATGAAAAGCAAAGGACAAGCACTTGAGCTAGGCCACACTGCTTCAACGCAGAGTGGTTTTTCTGGATCACCTGTATTCGGTGGTGGCAGCGTTGTTGGAATGCACGTGGCCGGTCAACCCGACCACAACGTCATGGTTCGCGTGGAAGCGATTGCTCATTTTCTGCCTCAAGAGGAAAGCAGAAACCCTGATGATGTAGAGTACGAAGAGAAGTACAAACATCAAGGGGAGCCTGAGGAATACTACCGTGAACACGGCGTTAGAGTGGGGGTTACTGCCAACGGTCGCGCGCGTTTTGTAAGTGAAGAAGAGTTAGCTAGAAATGGCTACGATTCAACCGATAGAGTTTTAACTACGGATTTTGTGTCAAAAACCGGACGTAACTGGGCTGATTACTCAGATGACGACGATGATGATTACAGAATTATGAGACGCCGTAGGGAGAACGCTGTCGGACCAACACGCATACTTGACGAAAAGGTTAGCCCCCCAGAGGAGCCCAAAAAGACAGCTGCAGTGCCACCGGTCGTGAAGACGATTATCAAGCGCTGCGAGGACGTGTCACCTGTTCACTGTGGAAAAACTCCCGCAGAGAATCAGGAAGTAGTCAAGTATTTTGCCGAGAGGGAAGAGGAGATAGCAACACTGGGATATGTAGCTGGAGAGCAGACTTACCCCGACATCAATATGCAAACTGAGAAAGTTAGTGGTATCAAACACCTGGAATTGTTTGAGGCGAACGTGATGAAATGCGCTAAGCCTCCGACGCCGGCGGAGATTGAGCGCACTGTGAACCTACTCGAAAGCATGATGGAGGAGAATAAGTACGAGCCAATGAAGGGTTACAGATCCCCCGAGAACATAATGAGAATTATCGATTCCAATTTAGTGAATGAGCGCAAGAGCGCAGGATCACCACATCAGCAGATGGGGATGGCCACCAATGGAGACGTGCTCCGAAAGCTGGGTAAAACCGGCGTAGTGGAGCTCGTGGAAAGGGAGTGGAATGCCGCCTTGAGACTGAAGTTGTTCCTGAAAGCGGAAGCCGCAAAGCGAAAGAAATTGAATCGAGGAATGCCTCGCTGTGTTACCGGATTTCCTCTCGAAAAGATGATCAAAAATCAAGCCCTGTTTAGGGAGATGCTTGAAGTAGCAGTGGCTAAGTGGAAAGATAGCCCAGTCAAGTATGCTTTCTCACCCGGGAACCCAGGTCACTGTGAGCACCTATCAGCCTTGTTCAAGGGAAGAAAGGTGGTAGAGTGCGATAAGAGTAATTGGGACTACAATATGTTCGATTATTTCTTTGTGATTCTGGAGGAATTGGTAGTCCGGCTGGCAGTGCAGCCAGCGGACATGGACGATGAGGAGTTCACTCAGTACATCATTGATGTGCGGGGAGCCATTCGTGAGGTCGCCGAAGGTGCACAATTTGTGTTCACCAATGGTGAGGTTTACGAGGTGACTGTGCCCGGCATTATGAAGAGTGGATGGTTGCTAACCATTTTTGGAAATTCCGTATCACAAGTAGCACTAGATATTCTGGTCAAGATCCGCATGGGGATGACTGACGCCGAGATCATGAATGCTGGCAACGTGAATGTTGCTGGTGGAGATGATACGCTGCAGTCGTTCACTGAGCGAGTCAAACTGGCTGAGTACAAGTTGAAAGCTGCTGATTTGGGATTTGAAATCGAGTTCAAGGAGCATGATAGTTTCCTGGGATCCGAGTTCTTCAGCAACGTGTTCAAGGACTGTAGCGGAGTCATTGGATTCGAACCCGTTCGTACCACGAAGCACCTCGAGAAATTGAAGAGAGTCAAGGCGGCTGATTTGCCTATGGCTCTTAGTTCAGCGATGATCAATTATTGTTGGACTGACAAGCAATTCAATTTCTTCCAAAAGATGTACAAGCATTTTCGTAAGATCAATCCTACCCTGTATCCATTGTCGCTGTATAAGTCGCGGACCTACCTGCGCTACAAATGCAAGGGTCTGGAGTCAGGTGATGACGAAGAGGATGTGCGTTTCGAGCTTTTGGATGATGTACTCGAGCGTTTAGTGGAAGACCAAGCCTAAGTGAGGACTTGATTGTATGTTTTATTTTATGAGTTGTTTCATGTTGAGTTTAATTATAAAAACGGAGGAGGTGGCGTAAAAATATGGTGAACGTAGGAAAGTATCTGCCCAACTATACCGGTCCTTACATAAGTGACGGTAAATTCCAGACTTCAGTGAAGTTTGGTAGCGCCGTACCGAAGGATAGACTGGATAAGTTAAGCAGGTTGCACGACACTGCGTTCAAAGAATTCAGTGATTATGGGCATAGAACGGCTGCGAACTCGATATACCACAACGATGCGAAGAGCGGAAACACGATGAGTCAAATCGCAGGGGCTGCGGTTCTCTATGGGAACCAAGTGCTCGGTGCGAGCCGAGGACTGTCGTTTAATCTGCCAGCACTCGTATATGGCGGAGTCCGCAACGCGTTGGATTTGCATGATTACGTGAAGAATGAAAAGAAATACAAGCGAGATGTTAAGAATTTGTACGCGCAGGACCCGATGAGGGGTAATGTGCGGTATGACCCGTACGCAACAGGTACAGCACCGGCAATGAATTTAGACGCTGATACGCTCGGAGGGACGAAGGGAACCCTGAGTGGAGAGCTAGGAATAGGAGGAAAACGGCCGAACGCACCACCGAAAGCCCCGCCAAATGGCGGGAGTGGGAAGGTGAGTGAGGTAGCCAATCCGACCGGTCACATGTTGAATATGAGGGATCATGGTGGTGGATGGAGTAAAAGAAATGGAAGCATTGTTGTTAGGCCAAGGCGTAAAACACGCGTCGCAAATACCAAACCTTTTGTACAAAGGTTATGAGGTTTATGAAGCGCGTCGTAGAAACCGAAAGGCCCATCAGTTGGCTACTCAAGCTTTTGGCTTTGTCACTGAGCCTGATCATTCGCACCGTTCGTTTCGTCAGAGATATGCGGCTAAGAGAGCTGCGACGACGGAGGTGTATCAAGTGCACGAAGGTCCTCTTGGGGATTCTCATGTGGCACTTGAGTTTAAAAGTATTCCGCTTGTTAGAAGAAAATACCACTTCGGTAAGAAAATGAACAAAATATATGTAAAATAATAATAAGGAGGTAGGAGGCGTAAAATGACGAAAATTAAGGTAAAAATCGGAAAGAAGAAGAAGATGACGGTTGGTAAGAAGACTAAGGCAAAGAGCCGCCCTCAAAAGCGGTTCGGAGCCGTCACCTCAATCCAGACTGCTCCCGTAGCTATTGGAAACAGTATCAAAGGAGCCCAGTCTCAGGTGGTGCAGTCCCGAAGCGGAGTGACAGTGAGATCGCGTGATTTCATGTTCTCCGCAAAAGGTTCTGGCAACATCCAGACTTGGACATGTGTGGGAGGAACCCCAATCACACCAGCGGTGTTTGTGGATAGCACTCTGCGTAACTACATGCAGATGTACCAGAAGTACCGATGGAAGAGCTTGGCGGTACATTACATCACGAGTTCGCCTACGACGGCGAATGGTGATGTCATGTTTTACCATCAGAAGAATCGCGAAAGCGTGTTCTTGAATCAAACGAGCACACAGCTGTTGCCGTTTGTCTTAAATGACGATGATACCGTTATCGGTCCGCAATGGACCAATCATTCCGTGCAGTTGCATGTCACAGGTGGCTGGAAGAGCACTGATTATGGCATGACGCCCGAATTGTCGTTGTACGCTGATGGAGATATATTCTTGTTGTCAAAGACAAGCACCACTGATTCACCAGGGTATGTACTATTTGACTATGAGGTTGAATTTCAAGAATTGCAGATTAGTCCGCGATTGTTGTCTTTGCCGTTGCCACGAGCGCAATGGTATAATTCTAATCTCGCAATTACGTCAGTAAGTCTAACTCAGGGAGCTATTACCAACTTGCTTTTCACAGTGAGCGGTAATGATATCAGTGGGACCGCTTCTACGGCGCCGCCAGGCGTCGCGAATGGCGATATCTACAAAGTGATTATTGATAAAACGAATTCCGCTGCTATGGCTAATGTGTCAGCTACAACGCTATTCCGGGTCAATGAAGTCGGAGGTTATAACACCTTGACTGTTCAAGACGGTACCACGTTGTACGCGTTATACAACGGAGCGGCGTTCATCTTTTATCCTAATGCAGCTTCAGCTTTCTCAGGAGCAGCGGGGCTTGTCAGTGGAGTTACGAACCCCACGGTCACAGCTCCTCTCCAATGTTGGTTGTCGCTGATTGGAACTGTCGATAACACAAATTTCAATCCTAACTTCTAGATAAATTAAAAAGTATAAAATTAAAACTAAAAATTTCCAGTACCACCCGTTGGTGGTGCGCATTCTCACCGTAGCGAAAGCTACGGTGGAGGTTACCGGCGTTAACACAATGTTTTGTAGTGTTATAAAAC